GTGATGGCGAACAGCTCCAATAACAGATATGACTTCCCCTTCAGAAGAAACAACTTCAGCACCAGGAACTATGATAAGAGGTATCTTCCTACTGCTGACCATTTTCTCTGCTGCCCAGGCAACATCTGCTGTTGCTCTATGGGTAACAACTATGGCTTTGAAACCTTCCTCTACATAATGCCATAAGACTTCTGCCATCTCTTCTGGATTTGCTGGCAAATGGACATGAGGATCAATCTTAAGCATTGTATACTAATCTCCTACCGTCTTATAAACCGCTAAACGCCTTGTTCCACGTTCCTAGAAGTGAATAGAGAGCAGGCATAGCGAAACGGGTATAAAGACGCCTTTTCTTTTGCACTACCTGCATTCGCGTGAATTCACCGTCCTAATTAGTTCCATTCAGGCGGATTATAATCAGGATGAGTGATATATGGGAAGTCCTGTGAAATAACTTCTTCACACTTCTGTATAAGTCGTTTTCCTGTAATATTCTTAACACAATTAGATGAAGAAGGCGCACCACAAGGTCTATCCCAGCAAGGTGAACAATTTAGCTCTGTAGCTCGGAGGGGATAACATCGGGGATAATAGGAAACACGAACCCCTTCATGAATCGTTGTGAATACTACAATAGAAGGAGTATCAAAAGCAGCAGCAATGTGATACCCTGAAGAGTCAGGGCAAATAAGAAGACTTGAATGAGCAATTATTGTCACAACTTGTGTGATGGAAAGAGCTTCCCATAGACACAACATATTAGGCCGGTCATGGAATAGATTTGGCCACTGACTTTGACCATAAACTATCACAAAGAACCCTTGTGATATCAGCCAGTCTATAACCTGATTAACAGCAAGAGGGTCAAGTGATCTGTGACCGCTACTACCATAAGGTTGAACTGCAATTACAGGTTTAGACTCTGTATTGTGAATCTTATTAAGACCCTCGAACCACTCTTCATCTTCCTGCTCAAGTTTCAGGAATACTTTGTGCTCTCCCCAGTTGAAGTTATCTGAGAACGCTTGACCAAACAAATCAGAGCGGTGAACTTTAGCACAAAGTGGATACTGTTCTGACCACCCACAGAGATTTACAGATATATCATACTCTGCTGGGTCAAACTCTCCTATAGAAACCACATTGTCAATAAATTCAAGATTCTTAATAAGACACACGTATCGTTCTGATGTTGCATAAGTTATCTTAGCATTCGGGTATCTCTGCCTAAGATTATACACAGCATCAGTGGCAATGATTACATCTCCTGCTCCCATATCTCTTATTATGAGAAGAGAGAAGTCATTTCTTCCCTCATTAACAAGAATATCCATAACCTCACAAGGAGGGACAATCTCAAACTGACCAGAAGAATCCAGTTTTGACCATTGGTATCTTGTTATCTTTTGAGGATGAGAATCAGAGATCATCAAGAACTTTCCATCTATGTGAGAAAGTCTCTGAGCACCACATGGGAGGTTCTTTTTTCTGCGGATGTAATAGTAACAGAGTGGAGGACTTTCCTCAAACATGCCTGTGTGGATGAGTCGATATAGCATCTGGTCATCTTCAACAGGTTTTGGCTCATCTTTGCGGTAAACGGTGCTCCCGATACTATATGATAAGCCTGTGCGTAAGGTAAGTGTGCGTTTCATAAGATCCAGCTAAGCCCTCTCACAATCTTAGATACCTGATTTTGACTAATTTCAAAAATAGCAGAAATCTCATATTGATTCATCTGCTTATTATCATAAAGATGTCTTATTAACTCAGCATCACCTTCTGATAACTTTGAATTGCCATTACTTTCGCCTCTTGCTGGATTTATTGGTCCACTGTGTGCTTGTCTTCCTTCTCTAACCTTATCATCCATATTATCTTGCTGAGTGCCAAGTTCTAAGTGATAAGGATTTACACAGATAGGATTATTGCAGACCTTGTGTCTAACTATAAATCCTTCTTGAATTAGTCCATGGAAATATTCATATGATATTCTGTGTGCTGCAACTAGATGGCCTTTATACCAAAATTGACCATATCCATCTCTACCTGTGCCTGCAGTCCAAATCCAACAAGAATCTGGACTGTTTGGAATATGCACTTTAGAAAAGAATCTTGTGAATGATTCAGAAGATAATGTGGGGATCATAGTCCCTCCTTACATTCTCACTTCCTGAGATTAGGAAGCTCCGGCGACCCTGAGATTATACCCAGTCACAAGAGCATCAACATTCTCGTAAATGTCATCAACCCTTGTGTATGTCGTGCTTTCCCAGCCGTCCTTGCGGGGCTTGAACTCCCAGTAGACTTCGATGTCGCGAGTGATCACGTGAACGAAGTTCTGTGGGTAGGTCAGCCAGATGAAGGACGCATCACCCCAGACATCACTCCCATTGAGAGAGTTCAGATCTTCAGGGATCAGCGGGATTTCGACAATCGGAACGCCGAATACCATCAGCGGCCCAGCACCGGTCAGAGAGTTGTCACCAAGGGTGGTCTCTCTGTTTGCGAGCTGATCGCGGTAGTCCTGGACGATTGATGGAGAAGCGAAGAACCGCAGAGCGGCCCGATTCTGCTTGAACTGGACCGGCAGAGCGCGGATCAGCTGCGAGAAGATCGTCTTGGTGATAGTTCCGCCCTGGACATCAACGGTGTGACCGCTGAGACCCTGCTTGAACCAACCATCGTTTCTCCGCAGAAGTCGCCCTCTCCGAGTGTTCACAGCAGCATACGCTGTCTCGTCACCCTGGATGGCCAGGAGTTCGAGGTCAGTGCCGATTCTGGTTCCGAGAGAAGTCATGACTGTCGAACGATAGCCCGTTCCTTCGATGTTCTCCTCCAAGGTTTCCCTTGAAATGTCGATCGCAGAGCGGAGCTTCTTGGTCGAATACTCGACCTTGGAGTGAGTCGGCTCAAACACGTTACCCGTGTCTTCCAACTCGTCCGCGCCTTCAGTCACTACATCACCGAACAGCAACTTGTCGAACTCACCCTTCGGATTTGAGCGGCGCAGAACGCGGCACATTTTCAGAAGAGTTGAGCTATCGACAGTCAAGTCGATGAATGCGTTTGCCTGCTCTTGATTTAAGCGACCGCCGCCATCAAGAGTAGTCGTGGTTATTGCTTTTTGAAGCTTATCTCCAGCACCCAACTTATTTTCACCTCCTTCACGTGGGATTATTCGGATGCCTTACCCATGCCATCAGGGAACACACCATCCCAAAGGTCTTCACCCTTGGTTTCGCCTGTCTTCCCAACAGCATCTACCGACTTGCGCATACCCTTCGACTCCTCAAGAGCCGTAGTGCGCTGGGAAACGTCTTCCATGGTTGTAACCAGTGAAGCCATCGTTTTCCCAAGATTCTCGATGACCTTGGTGAAGTCATCAGCCGGACCAGCAGCAGCTCCAGCAGCTGCCTTAGCATCTTCCGCTGCCTTGCCGTCACTAGCACCAGCATCGTCGCCAGACTTCTGATCGAGCTTCGCCAAGAACTCATCCAGCTTCGTGGAGATGCCGCTGACGCTATTCTTAATGCCATCAAAGTCTTCCTTGGTAGCATAGATGGACATATCAATGCCCAGGGCAGCAGTCATCTCGTCTTTGCCCTCACCCTTGATCCACTCAACAAACTGAGCCATTAAGCTCTTGTTTGCCTCCTGATCACCGGACTGGGCTCCAGTTTTCTCATCGGCCACTTTGTTTTCACCTCCTTCTTTGATACATAGAACAAGTGAACCGCCCTGGTTCATTACAAGATGATAGACCGCTCCAGGGCACTTTGGCCTATCACAGAGTGAAATCGCATCAATTCTACACTTAGTTATATCAGAGACCAGTTTCCCATCAACAACAGCATCTTTCGCTGCTAGAACATCACCACCAAGGGAGAATCCCTTATAGGTTCCATCCTTCACCTTCTCCCAAGCCCCATCATCTGAGACTTTCGCTCCAGTAAGAAGACCAATATCATCAATCTGGAGAATAGGAGCAGTTCCAACTGGTTGGTAGTTATGGACCTCATCAATAACAGGGTCTTCAGCATAAGCAGGGAGAGCTTCTTCTATTGCCTCCCTTGTCATACGCTCACCATCATAGTCTTCGACATCAAAGATAGTTGAGTAACCATATACAAGTCTCTCATCTTCCTTGACACCATTCTCTATGAATGGAGACCACATCTCAAATCTCGTATTATCTCCATCCTTGAAGACTCTTATCGAAGGAACTTTGTCCATCTGATCATCAATCCTCTTGGCAAAGTCTTCAGGGATGTTCTCGAACTTTCTTGCATCAAACTTTAGGCCATTAACCACAAGAGTCTTAGACTTGGAATTAAGACAAGCAGCAATAGGAAGCATCTGCTCATCTATTCGATCTGCAAACCCCATCTCTACTGCATCTTTGGCAGTAAGCCAAGTCTCAGAGTTTAGCATGCTGATAATCTTGGCTCTGTCCATGCCTGTCCTTGAAACATAGGTTGCAAGCATCGTCTCTCTTGCTGTGTCGAGCATATCAGCAACTTTTCGCAAATCCCTTGCATCTCCCCACGCCATAGTGGAAGGATTGTGGATCATTAAAGCTGCGTTCCTCGGCATAACAATGTCATCGCCAGCCATCAAGATTATAGTAGCAGCAGAGGCTGCCATACCATCAACATAGCATGTAACCTTTGCCTTGTGGTTCTTTAGGATATTATATATCGTGTTCGCTGCAAAGAGATCACCACCAGGAGAGTTGATCCGAACTTTGAGCCTCTGAATGTCACCAAGAGCATCAAGATCATCAACCAACTGCCGAGGGGTAACATCATCTCCATACCAAGAAGACTCTGCAATCTCTCCGTAGAACAGAAGTTCTGGGTCTTCACCAGTAATTGCCTTCCTGAGAGACCAGAAGACCTTCTTTTCTACAACCTCAGCAGGTTCCTCCACATGGCTTTCTGTGACAGCACCATCAGAGGAACGATCTTCATCAGCTTGGTTATTTATTTTATCTGGAATAGCTGCCATTGATTGTCTCCGTTAAAGAGTATACAACCTCTTTATACGACATACCCATAGATAGACCATTTGTGTGGGGAGAACATAAATATCAGGAAATACCAGAGGTTGAAGCCATTGGTCTTCATGTCTCCCCACACATCTTAATGCCTACTGACTGCGTCAGCTAAGCAAAGAATGTCTCCAGCTTAGCATTCAGTGCATCAGATGAGGGAGCACAAATGCCTTGCCCTTTCTTCCACAACTCAAAGTGAAGATGTGGTTTCCTACACTTCTTACCAACCCAGCCAAGAATCTGGCCCTTTTTCACTTTATCTCCGTTGTGAAGTGATTCATGAATGTGCAAGTGGGCATAGACACTTCTATAGATGCTATCACTTCCTGTCCCAGTTATGATAACACAGGACAAGATTCCATTTGGTTCGCGGATTGCTACAGTCCCACTGTGAGCAGCTACAACAGGATGACCAGAAGCAATGAACCAGTCGATAGCATCGCGGTCCATTTTGATATACCATCCTGTTACAACGTTGTGGCCACCCACATTGGCAGGTCGATACTTAGACCGACCATGCAATGTTTCATTAACTTCAAGTTCAGAGAGATCACAGTTTAGCGGGTTCTGTAGTTTTTCCATGTCTTTTCCTTCTTGTCTCTACCTTAATATGGTTAACAAACCCACAGCGAGGGCAACGGACTTCACCAACCGTCCCTGCCCGATAATGCCCAAGCAGTCTCTGACCACCTGAAGACAATCCAGTGTGCTTGTTAACACCACAATCAGGATTCTCACATCTGATCGGATAGAGTTTATCACCTTTTTGACCAGGCAACGGCTCGCGTGCTACAAAATGCTCTTTATCCATTTCACCTCACCATTTGGCTTAGTTCTCGAACCGCATTTTGAGCACTTGTAGAACCTGGTTGGTTCGGATCAGGAGGAGTCTGCTGGGCAGGTTCTGCTCCAGGGACAGGAGGTCTTCCTCCATCATTGCTACCACCATCTGATCCAGATAATGGCGTTCCAGGTTTGGCACTCAAATCTCCGGTGCTCAAGTCTTCAATGTCTTCAATCTTAACAAGGCCAAGAGGAGTGATGTTAAACAGAATATCTCCACCCTTCTTAGCAGGAAGACCAAGTTCTCTGCGAACCTCGTTAAGCGTCATGACATTGGATTCGATGTAGCCGCGATAAATCTGCATCCTTCGCAGCTCATCCAAACTATCTATCTCATTGAATTGGAACTCCCAAGTTTCAATTCCAAGACTATCAGAGATGATATACTTATTTATCAGGAACTCACGCTCAGACTGTATAGGTCGGATAACCTGGGACTTAAAGACTTCCAAGTCAATAAGACCAGTATTACTATTGCTACTAAAGCTCGTGCTTTGAATCGGAAGCAATGAACCAGGAACTCTGTGGACAGTTACTATCTGGTCACAATTGTCTTTCCGATACTGCCGGAAACTCGCATCTGTTACTTCAGTAGCCAGCTTCTCAAACTTTATGTCTGAAGCTGGTATCTTGGACCCGTTATCATCAACATCCTCTCCAGGAATCTCAATGACGAGGGTTGAGTGAGCCTTTCCCTTAATATCCTGTTCAAAGAATGTCGAAATCTCTTCCTCTGTCTCTGCGTCAAAGCCGCCTCCCTTGAAGATAACAGCCATACGAGGAACAGCATTGTTATCAAAGAACTGCTCCTGGAACTCTGCCGCAGCTTTATCGCCCGCACAAGCATCGAGCGCAGCTACGATGTCGCTCATTCCATACCAGAAGTTCTCTGGGTTATACTTTCTCTGAATTATTACTTCATTAGCCCAGAACTTCTCATCAATGGAAACAGAGGCATCTTCATTGCCCTCTTTATTGATCCACCGAACCTTTTGATTGCTCTTACCATAGTTGTCTATGACTCCTCGGACTTCTCCAGTCCTAGAATCCATCACTATAGGAAGGCCAACCTTCTTGAAGAAGACTCGGTTGTTTGCATTAAATGAGCCCATCTCAATATTGAAGTTACCAAAAGCTCCAATGCCAGAGTTCTTAATCTGGCAAACCCCAATATTGTTCCCCATCATTCGGACAGTAACTGCAGGCATATGGTAGATTTCAACAATTCTACCCTTACCATCACGAATTACTTCCCAGCAGGAGAACCCAATAGACTCCTTATCAACATCTGTCTTATTGTTGATACTTATGAAGGACTCTTCAGGATTGATGTTCTTGAAATGATCTTCAAGAACCTTTCGGTTCTCCATATGCTTAGCATATTGCTCCTCAAGATAAGCAAGTCTCTGCTCCTCTTCAGGAGTAAGTGGGCCTTCACCCTCCAATGGCTCCTCTTCAGGCATCTGAGGACCAGGGACAGGAGGTGCAACAGGTTCAACAGCTGGCTGTCCATCAAGAGGAGCGATTGGCGGTTCTTGAGATGCAGCAAGATCAGCTTCATATTTAGCCAGAGCATCTTTTCTGCGAGCTTCCCTCTCAGCTTCTCTCCTGCGTTTCTTTAAGGAATCTATCTCAGCAGATACTTCCTGCTCATTAAAGTCTTTGGCTACGAACTTATATCCTACCCCAGAGACACAAGCTGCCTTGATATTTACACAGAAGAAGTGAGCATAGTTCACCTTGTAGAGTTTAACAAGGTTCTCAAGTTGAAGTTCAGGCTTAACCAGGTTATCCTTGGTATACCTGAATTGCTTTTCAAGCTTGGCCACTTCCAGCTGCTTCGATTTGGTCTGAGCCTCTTGAGGGATGGCAACTGTCTTCTCTTCACTCTCAAGTCCACTGCCACCATCAACCAAGGCTTTTGTCATTGGCCTTGCTCCGACTCTTCTTGCTTTTACTTTGCGATCAGCCATATCTACCTCAGAGGAGTTTCAACAATTCAATACTATACTATACTACAAAGTCATCCGCGTCCAACACGGTGAACTTTAACTTTTCTTTGTGTTCTCTTTGTTGTAGAGGTATTCTTGAGGATATACTCGAAAGCGATATCACAATAAGCAGAGGTTAGTGCCAAGTGGTCCTGCCCAGAGTAGACCATCTCCTCAACACCATCTCGATTCTTCCGAATCTTGATATTCTTGTGGTGCTCTAGCCACATCTCTACTCTTGTTTTCGACTTATCCTTACCAAATTTGATCTTCTCACTATCTTGTGGAAGATATATCCTC